ATTTATTACCGGAGATTCTTCTTCGGTAGCTACTCCAGAATATACCGAAGTAAAAATTTCATAAGCCGCTAATCTCTTAGCTGCATATTGAATTTCATCTGGAATTACATCAGTGGAAGTAGAATCTGTAAAAGGAAGAGAAGACAAATCTCCAAATACTTTACGAAGTCTTCCATTAATTTTCTGGCTGGCATCTTCTACAAAATCTTCTCCGTCATCTTCACTGATATCTGAATTAGAAGTTATAGAAACAATATCTCCTGATTGAGATCCTCCAGACCAATTAGCTACGGGAACTGTGAACTTCCCCGTAGCTGTAAATTCGGAAGTCCTTACCCCACTCCCTACGATGCCAGTTACATCACCCACTACATCAAACGATGTAGCATCTGTGAATGTAAAATCAAATTGTTCATGATCGGCAAAAGAAGAAAGGAAGCTGACTCCAGAAAGAGAAACAGATCCCACATTATCAGAATGCTGCGAGAGTTCCTTATAGGCATCAGAGAACCGAATTTTAGACTCTCGAACCCCAATGCTCCTAAGAACCCTTTTTACTTCTTCTAATGTGCAATATAACCGAGCCATCTCTTATTCCGCTTTCTTCTTTTTGTTTTTCTTCTTTTTGTTTTTCTTTGCTTGCGCCTTTGCTTTGAGAGCTAATTTCTCTTCCCGATTCAGCTTTCGAACGTTTCCTGTTCCAATCTCTAATTCCAAGACTCCGTCCTGAAGGGAAATTAGATCTCCTATTTTAGGCAGAATAGTCACTAACTTACCGAGTCTTTTATTAAAGAGCCGATATTTTAATCCTTGCTGAATTACCCTAACTTTTGTAGCCATTTATCCTCTCCTTTATGAGATATGGTCAGTTCAAGTTATAGACTTTAGGACGTTGTCACTGTCACCCAAGAGCTTCCGTTTTCGCTAATACGAATCTTGTAGTCACCATCAATCCAAATTCGGCCTTGAGCTATTGCCGGAGGATTAGCACTACCAATAACATCAAGAATCGTAGCAAAGCTTGTTCCATCGATGCACTTGTGAAACATGTAATTATCGTCCATGTAGAGTCTTCCAGGAGCTCCCGGGGGAGCCGACGCCTGGGGAGTAAAGTCGATATAGTCCATAACCGTAACCTTATCGACTTTAGACCATCCCCACAAAAATCTCGCGTGTTTTGACATTTCGTTACCTCCTAGGAGTAGATTTAATCAGGCATATACACCCGAACCAATTGGCTCTACCTAGCTAAAGTTTAATCGTCGCCGGAAAGCCCGGTTGAAACGCGGCTGTACATCCAGCCAGCGGACAGATTCGTCAATTTCGGAGAGTAAACCTTGTTTACTTTGATAAATTCACCCTCACGATCTTGATCTCTCCAGCGGACGACCTTAAACCCCTTGCTTACAAAATTCCGTCCAAGGGTCAGAGGATTACCAGCATCCACAAACGCCATAATTACATGGTATTTCAGGATGTACTCATAGCTGGCAGATTGACCTTCATCGGAACTGTTCCACAGACCGTCGGCGATGGTCACGACCATTTTGCGGAGAGTTGCAGGAAGCGCATCTCCGGCAATCATGGCTGTCGTGTGATACTTCAGGATCTCCAGGATCTTGGGGTCTTGGGCAATGGCTTCCGAGACTTCAGATGTCATGCCGATGATATTGGGCCGTTTGCCAATAGCCTTGGAGATGGTGACAATCGCGTCGGAGAGATCCTTGAGGATATCCGGATCTGTCCCTGAAATCCACGCAGTTGTGGAAGTCAGGTTTGAAAAATACGTTCCGGCGCTGCCCAGTCCCGAGGAACCAGCCATGAGAGCAAAAATATCAATTTCCTCACTGAGCAGAACTTTTTCGGTTAAGAAGTTAGTTGCATCGATCTTGGGGCGAACCGGAGCGTCTGCATTCTGCACAGCTCTGTCAGTTACGATGTCTTTGATGGCTCTCTCATATGTGGTATATGTGGCCTCATCGTACGTCAGAGTCGCTTCTTCGGTGATGGCCCCGTCTGCCTTCTTAGGCGCACCCTTAAAGAATCCGTCTTTTCGAAAGATCCGGTACTTATCGGATTCTTTGGCAACACCATAGGTGGGCAGGAACCGGCCTCCGACAAATTCGTTATTGACGTAGCGAACAGCTAACCCAGTCAAGAATTTGTCAACCTTTATGTTCCCTTTTTGTACATTATACATTTTGGATATCACCTCCTATTTTAGTGAGTTACTTCGTTAATAAAAAATCTCATTAACTGAGCTAAGTGAATGGAATTATCCGACGAAGGTTATTCCGGAACCTCTCATAAGAACGGGAATCTTATCTCCGTCGTCACCATCGTTAAGAGCAATTCCCAGTATTCCGTACAGAGTCCCGCCGCCGGTCGGGGTCACAGGCTTAATCAGACCCGCTTCACTGTCATCAACACCAACATAGTTTCCTCTGGTGACGGCTTCGGCGCACTCACACTTGACAATAGGACCGCACGAAACAGGAACCATCTCGCCGTTTATAGCGTCAGAAAGAGCCACTCCAATAGTCGGCAAGGTTGTCGTGGTAGTATGAGCTTTAGCCTGACGCAAGCCCGTACCGAGTTCCATGAGGTCCCCTTCTAAAACAGAGAGCAGACCTTCCATCGCCCCCTTGTCAGAACCACCACGGTCATCGCTTCCTTCCGCCAAAAAGTTCTGAATGAAATCGTTGGGACTCCATCCATATGTAAAACCAGTTGCTTCAGTGGGTAATGCCATCTCTTTACACCTCCTTTACTTGATTTTTATTTAAGTACATCAAAACTCATCTGTGTTTCATTAATGGGTTAGAGACGTTTAAGAGATTTTGCCGTCTTTCGACAGTTGAATCATAGCCGCCTCATACGAAATTTTGTTGTCATCGGCGAATTTCTGGACGCCTTCTTCCGACATTTCCTTATCTCCGGTGGAACTGATTTCCGAACGACTTTCTTCGGAATCGGTAAAACGGTGCTCCTCCGGAATGGAAAGCAGAACATCTTTGATGATATCGGCCAGGGACTTGGTGGTTTCTTTCTTCTTGTCGCCTTCGCCTTCAGTCAACTTAACGGAAACGCTGTTGGCATCATCGGAAAGAAGAAAGTTTTCAACGACCTTGAGGGTCGAAGGAAACATCCCGGCATCCTTAAGCTCCCGAACGGTGTTTTTCACACTGGTCTGATACCGTTCGCCCTTGAGGGTTTTGCGTTCTTCCATCAGACTGGTAACAGTCTCGGTGAGAGCCTTTACATCTTTGGAAAGGCCGGTGATGACCTTGTCTTGCTCCTGGAGTTTAACATCTTTATCGGCCAGCTTTTTGTCTTCTTCCAGTTTCTTGGCCTTGTCTTCCTCCAGTTTCTTGACTTCGGCTTCCTCCAGTTTCTTAATGGATTTGTCCAGGTCCGAAAGCTGCTTGGTCAAGGTCTCCAGTTCTTCCTTGTTCTTTTCATCAGCAGCATCCGTAAGGGTTTTCACTTTGGCTTCCAAAGCCTCTTTATCCGCCTTCAGTTCTTTCAGTGTTTTCTCCATTGCTTTTGTCACCTCCTCTATGGATTTAGTTTTCGAATCAAGGTTTTTGTCAATTTGGTCTTCTATCACCTCCTCTAATTCAATGGGTTTGTTATCTTCACTAAGCGAGACGGGCTTCATCCCTTTAATAAAGGGACGGTTTGTCAGACCTCCTCCGCGAAGAGTAGGCCCGTGACTGATCTTAAATTCTTTTGTAACAATGTTTCCGTTATCGTCTAAATCGTCAGAAATAACATATTCGACATAGTCGTCAGTGTATTCTATCGAAAAATAACGATACTCCTTTTTCTTAATGGCGGTCCTTCCCTTTTCCGTCAACTCGACTGTAGCCTTCAAACTCTTATCCGAAGTAAAAAGCTTCTTGACCCAAGCAGCAGCTCCTCCATCGGAATAATGATTAAAATCAAAAGCCACTTCTTCCTGGGGAATCCCTGCATCAAAATTGCGAATTATGCTTTCGAAGAAAGGAAGATCGAAGGCCAGAATGCCATGCCACGGATGACGAAATTTCCCCATCTTAAGACATTCAATGTCAATGGACTTGCCATCTTTCAGTTCAACACCTTCGGGCCATTCAAACGGAAAAGCTAGTCTAGCGCACTGATCTTTCTTTCTGACATCCTTCATCGTGACGCATTTATCATAATAAGGTTTGATTCTGGCAAGGACTTTGTCGGAAGCTTTCTCTTTTTCGGCCAGTTTCTGTGCGGCCATCACACCGCCACGATTGATAGTGCCGTCAGAATTCCGGAAAGGGTATTTCTTGTTTTTGGAATCAAAGAAGTTAGAGGCAGGAGCGTCTTTACGACTTACAGGAGAAGACCAAAGTTCGATTGAGTTTTCTTCGTTTAAAGCTAAAAGTTCTTGAAACTCAGGAGAATCTTCTTCTATTCCCTCTAAGGAATCAATAAAGCTCTCGTCGAGCTTTCCGGCTTTCTTTAAAGAAGCTGTACAAATCGCATAAGCCGAACTCTTGCTTTTCCCTTGTTTCTGTAGTTTAGCAACACACTTATCTAAGATTTGCGGAATCTTAATCACCTCCTTTTGTTTTTTTCATGATAACCCTCTGTTAATTGATCGAAAATTTGTACTATATTAACATAAGGTATTATATTCACAAAGAAAATTAGTTTAGTTCTGAAATTACAATCACAGATAGGAAAAGGGAAAGTTTAAAAAAATCTTTTATTAAATTCTTAAAAATTACGAAAAAAATTATAACAAAATTTTAATCTATCCTTATTTTATGCATAACTATGACGCTCAGATACCCCCTTTAAGGCGTTCAGGAGTTAAAAAGTAAGTTAGCATACCTAAAAAACAAATAGAACCCCTTAAAACGCAAATTAGACGCTCTATTTTTGCTTCTACTAAATTATTACACCCCTGTTTTTGGGCAAAAAAAAAGCTAGGGGCAAAAAACCCCTAGCTTCGGCAATAAATAGAACCTGAATATTACTTCAGGTCATGCATAAGGCTTTCAATCTTATCTGCGATAAATTTGTTGGCGCTAGTTACAGCTAACTTCTCAATGCTGGCGACCGCTACCGGAACCTGATTGGTAACTTCGGCAATGACATCATCTTTTACTTTGGCTAGTGCCTTTTTAAGACCTTCAGGATTAACCTTGCCTTCTGCAACTGAAGCTTTTAATCCCTTTACGGTTTCTTCTTGGGCTTTCTTGACGAGAGTTTCCGTTGTATTGGTCACACGCAAAAGAGCGTTTTCAACTTCCTGGTTATCGACTTTCTCTTTTATGTACTTCCTTGCATGATTCGCACCAATAGTTAAGAATGCAGTAAGGATTGATCCTGCTATCGGCAATATAGCGTTTAAAAAGACTCCCAATAAAATTTCCATGTTCTTCTCCTTTCTTTTTATTAAGGATAGACCTTTAATATCCCAGATTTAGATTTATCCCAGTTTCTGGTATCAAAATGAAACCAGCTAATATTCATTTCTATACAGGTTATAAATTCAAAAGTCTCTTTATCAGGATTTTTCTCTATATCAGCTCTCACTTCTTCGGCAGTTACATCCCTAAACTTAGAATCATCACCCCTTCCGAATTTGTGCTGACTAAAAAGAGCTCCCGTTTTAGTATAGAAATTTCTATATCCTCGTTCCTGATGAATCCCTCCCCAATGATAATCGTTCATTATCATTGTTCCGTAGCGTTCTCGTAAACGCTGAGCAGTGATAAGAACTCTTCTATCGAATATAAGCCATAGCTTCCTTCCTCTATGCTTATGAGTTTCATAAAAATCTTCAGGAAGAAATTCGTAGAGTTTAAAACTTTTAGGTTTATATATCATTTAATCTCTCTTTTCTTGAGATTGAATTAACGCTATTTATTATAGATATAAGTTTCGGTCATTCTACATAGCTATTCTTAAAATCCAAATCCGTGTCGTTTAACTCAGTAATTGCCCAACCACGCAACATTTCGTTCATCTTTGTACTAATTTTTCCTTCATTAATTACAGAAGCAGGAAGTTGTACGGCAGGGAATTGCCTTTCAATTGTATCAGCTTTTTCGACAACAACTTCGTCGCCCAAATCGTGAGTTGCTGGATTGTGAGGTTCTTTAACTGTGATAACCTCTTTGTAGCCCGCTTTCAGAAGATCATCTATTCCTTCCGGAACATCATCGTAGACTTTTTTATTTACAATCTTACCATCTTCTATCATTCCATAAACTTTCATACTAATTCTCCTTTCTTTTTATTGATATTATTGACAGTATGGTGTTGTGTCAGGTGTGAAGTTTGTAAGCCATCTTCTAACACCTTTTGACACTCTAACCTCATCCATATATCCATCGAAATCATTATTATTTTGAGGGCCAGATCCTATCACAAAACGCCCATCCCCTCCACATTGCTCAACATTAGAATACGCCTCTCGCGAACCATAAGAGACTTCATTACCATCGATATACAGTTCGAATTCGTCGGTATCCCCTCTGGTAATAAGTGCAATATGATACCACGATCCAGTACTTATCGTGTCATTAGAAAATCCTGATCTTCTTCCAATTCCACAGCCAGTTTCCGGAAACGACCAACCTATTGCATTGCCGGACAGGATATATATATACAGACCGGGACCACTTGATTCATTTTGTTGAGATATTAGTTTGTCGCCATTTACTACTGCATTCGGATAGACCCAAAAATCATAAGTCATATCTCCATCAGGATCTGGAAACCAATCTGTACTATAAGGTACTTTAAGGGCATCATCTGCACCATCGAATAATATACTGGTAGCTCCCATCTTCTGCTGTGCTGTTGAGTGCTGCACATCATTAATAGGCTCCATCGTTCTGCCATATGGAGAAGAATCATCAAAGACTTGACTTCCATTCGTTGAGTCTGAATGAACTAACAGCATG